AAAAACCGCACCCAACATGAACGGGTACATGGCCCATATCAGAGCTTCTAATCTGACCATCCTTCCTGATCCGCGCTCTAATCGTTCTTCAATGCTCTTAAACCTCAAGGCGCATTCCGCTTCATGTTTATCTAGCCCTTTCATACTACAAAGTCGGCTTAGTATCTGGAAAGTCAGAAGTGCTGGGCCAATTCCTGAGTGCCGCTCTGTAAATAATTATATTGTCGCGGTTGGGCCAATCGGGAGTTTGAGAAGCTTTGTCTGTTGACCATAGCTCCTGATCTCTCCACCTTCTTGCCTCTTGTTCAGCCGTTAAAGTAGGTGCTTCAGCGGGTACGAAGGCTTCGTAGTGATCAAAGGTTGCCGCTACAAACTCTTCTGAACCTTTTAAGCAAGGGTTTGTTACATTCCCGTCAGCGTCTTTAATTACCCATAAATTAGTCATAAGTTTCTCCGGTTACTAAGGTAGGTATTGAATGAGGATAATGCCATCACCGCCGCGCCCACCTACAGCTTTGCTATACGCAGCAGCGTTTTTAGAAAACCCGCCGCCACCGCCTATACCTCCATTGCCTCCCATAATAATCGTGTTTGCCTGATTGCCGACTACAGATCCACCGCCACATAAATCCCCCGCAGTAGAAGGGAAAACTCTGTCAGTAAAAATGGTTACAAAGTTTTGGGCTGCCTCTCCGTTATTACCTGACTGTACGTGAGATCCTCCGCAGATATATCCAAAACCTGACATTCCCATGCCGCCGGCAGAAGCGTCAGTCTTCATTATTGTTCCCGCTGCTCCGGTTCCATATATTCCTACAGCACCGCCGCCTGAGTTACCAAGACCCCCAGTATACCCAGCCCAACTTTCACCAGATCCACTAATTGTTCCCCCAGCACCGTTGGCGCTTGCACTAGCCCCCACGCCGCCGCCAGCAGTTTTTGTTCCAGTCAGACCTGTACCCGCAATTGACGACACGCCCCCACTGCCCCCACTGACAATTCCGTTGCTCGCACTAGTGTTAGTTCCTCCAGCCCCGCCAGCACTAACGACTAATGTAAATGAGCCAGCAGTTGTTACGGCCAAAATGGGTACTTTTCCGTATGCGCCACCACCACCCCCTCGTCCCGTAACATATGTACCCAACCCACCACCGCCAGCGCCAACGAGATGAACACAAATATTGCCATCTTGTGGAGGAACCCAAGTCATAGATTGGGTGATTGTAAGTTGGGGAAATGCTTCTGTTGCAACTTGACCTAATACTGCCATTTTATTCTCCTAGACTTGGAACCAGCCAATCGTGTCGTTTGTGTAAACAAGCTGCGTACTGTTCCCGTTTGGCAAAGTTCCATCGGCAGCAACCGAGTTAATCTTCTGTGATCCGTTTCTAGCTATTGTTACTAGACCAGACCCTGCGTTACATATAATGACAGTGTTTCCTGCGGAACCAGCGGGTAGCGTTATGGTAAAAGCAGAGCTTGAAACACAGACTAACTGGTCAGCAGCAACCGCTGTGTAGTTAGCTGTTTTTACTAGCCAGGTGCTGTATGCGCTTGGAGGGACAGAAACTGTAGCCCAATCCAGCACCCCTGATCCGTTGGTTTGTAAATATTGATTTGCATCGCCATCATCTGGCGGCATTGTCAGAGTGTAGGAAGCAGCAACCGTAGCAGGAGCTTGCATAGCAACATACTGACCACCGCTTGAGTCTTGTAGTCTCAAATCACCTTGAGCCAAGATGTTTAGGTTACCTGTTACACTGGCGCTTGCGTCTGCCGTGAGTAACCCTGTTACATCAAGCGTTCCTGCAATGTCGATGTTGTTGGCAAGTTTGTCGCCTGTTACCGAATCATCCGCAAGAACACTTGTTGATACTTTAGTTAATGCCATTTAAATCACCCTAATGTTGGCTTGGTGTCTGGGAAATCAGATGTTGAAGGCCATGCTCTCAGTGCTGCTCTATAGGTTATGTAAGCTGCTCTTTGCGGGTGGTCGGTAAGAGGAACAATCCAATCAGAACCAGACAACTCCTGATCTCGCCAAGATCTTCCTGCGGAAGCAACAGGAGCCGTCCAAGAAGACCCGTCCCAAGTGCTGCCTAAAACAATAGCATCCATAGACTCTATTGGAATGTAAGTGTCAGGCGGGCTAGTTAAAGGTTCATAATAAGAAAGAATGCTTTGACACGCATTATCAGGGTTGATAACTGCAAACAAATAATTAGACATATTCAATTACCTCCCAATGAGCGACATTACTATTGCTGTTAATGTTAGAGCCTTGGTTAGGGTTAGTTTTAAGTTTTAAATTTGTTGTGCTGCTTAAATACCCTCCCGCACAGATACCAATCATATAATAGCTACCACCTTGAGCAGAACAATTTGATCCCGGTTGGTTTAATATGTTTACCGTAGTTTTTGCTATCACCACCGCGCTAATTGTTACGTCTGTCTCAGTATTAAATGCGGAAGTAACCGTCCCTTTTTGTATTGATTTTATTGCTGTTGATGATCCAATAACTGCCATATTATTCTCCTAAAGGACGAGCCATCCTGTTGTGCCATCAACGTAAACTAGCTGGACAGCGTTGCCTTGGGGCATTGTTGCATCAGCAGCAACACCGTTAATTTTCTGTGAGCTTGTTCTAGCTAAAGTTACTAGACCTGACCCGTTGTTTTTAATTGTGATTGTAGATCCAGCCGAACCAGAAGGCAGCGTGTGCGTTCTTGCACTGCTGTCGTTTGCAATGTATTGACCTTTTAAAGCTAGGCTTGTGTTTGTAGTGATGATTGCCCAGGCATTGTATTCACCGCCTATCGTTGACCACGCCATTACGCCTGCGCCATTAGTAGTTAACGACTGTCCTGAATCACCGTCACTTGCTGGCAAAGTTAAAACAATGTTTCCTGAATAAGAACCGTGGGGCGCGGATTGTAAGCGTGTGTAATGAGCGTTATTTGACTCGCAGTAAAAGTCTAATTTAGAGACTGTTCCAGAGTTCTTTAACGCTATCTGACCGTTAGTAATTGCTACGCCGTTAGAAGCTCCTCCTACTGTAAGACCAGTAGTAACGTCCACACTGTTAGCAAGTTTAGCGCCGGTTACTTGGTCATCTGCTATGTGAACAGTGTCAATACTTCCGTCAACGTACTGGTCAGAATCAACGCTGTTTGCCGCCATTTTACCGACAGTTATTTGACTGTTAGCTATCTTAGCTGTGGTTATAGCGTTGTCAGATACTGTGCCGACAATGCTATTCGTAGCAGTCATCGACATCACTTCGATTGACGAAGAGCTAGGAGGCGCTGTACTAAAGGTTAAAGTTGTGCCTGATGTGCTGTAAGTATTCTTTTGTTGATAAACGCCGTCTATATAAACAAACGTGTTCTGCTCGACAGAGGGGTTTATTCCTAGCGTAAAGCCAGTTGTCGAACCGTTACCCGTAAAGTTGTTTGTTGTGAGGTTAGCCCCACCTCCGCCAATCTCGCCCCACTCAGTTGTATACCCTTCAAACCCGCCTGTAGTGCTGTTGTACCTAAAATACCCTGCTGCGGGTGACCCCGGTCTTTGTCCGGTTGATCCCGTGGGCATATGTACCGCATCGGTAGCCGTACCAATGTCTAAAGTTACATCGGGGCTACTATTTAAAATACCTATACGGTTCGTGCTTCCTTTGACGACAAAAGTGCTTGAGTCAATAGTCAAATTTGCGCTTGTCAATGTTTCAGTAAGTGTTACATTTCTAAAACCTGAAGCGTCTTTGTCGCTGTCAACAGTTACTGCTTTGCTCGCTACAACTGTCCCAACCGCTGCACCTGTATCTAAATAATTTAATTCTACGCCGGTAGCAGTTACCGCTGTGCCTGAATAGTTAAGGTTTCCTGTTGCAATGTTGACTTCGCCCGTACCTTTTGGAGTCAGCGTCAAATCTACGTTGCTGTCACCGCCTGATGTTCCAATGACTACTGCCCCGCCGGTTGCAGCGTTAGTAACCTCAAGCTCGTTGACCGCACTGCTAGTAGTCTGCATCTTGATAAGCTCGTTGCCGTTCGCATCAGCAAGAAACCCACCATCTACAATCTTGGCAGCGGTTAATGTTTTATTGGTAAATGTAGTGGTGCTAGAAGCTGTTACACCAGACTGATTATTATCGACGTAGGCTTTTATAGATTGTTGGGTGGCTAATTTCGTAGCTGAATTTGATGCTAAATTATCTTCATCAAGAACAGCAGATCCGCTAACGCCTGTGTTTAACACAGCGGAGGTTATTGTTTTATTTGTAAATGTAGTTGTGCTTGAAGCGGTTACGTCACTGACTTTACTGTCTACATACGCTTTAATACTTTGCTGGGTAGCTAATTTTGTAGCTGAATTTGATTGAAGGTTGTCTTCATCAAGAATGGCTGACCCGCTTACACCTGTGTTTAATACCGGAGATGTCAGGGTTTTATTTGTAAGAGTTTGCGCGGTGGTTGTTCCTATTGCTTCATTCCAAGTTCCTAAAGAACCACCATCATCACGATTCCACCAGAGTTGATTACTTTCGGTAATTGCAACTTGCCCGTATCTAATTTCTCCAGTAGCGGCAGTGTTTCTAACCGCAGAGATTACAACCGCTCGATCAGTAGAAGGCGCGTTAGAGCTTGATGCCTGAAGCGCATAGAAACCAGATTTTTTTAAGCCGACTTCTGTAGTGTTGGATGCATCTGATATAGATGTGTTGCCAGCGTTTGACGCATCAGCATCATTAATGATTGCTTGAAGCTGCGTTGTTGTTTGGGTTAATTGACCCATCTGTTCATCCCCTTAGAATTTGTGCGTCAATGGCTGCGTCTAAAATATCAACCTTTGTGTTGCTGCTGGTTTCAATACGGACAATTATTTCACGCGATTTTCCAATTGAATTGATGTCAATCGTTTTATTTCCATTAACTGTCGCGGAGTTAATAGTTGTGAAATTGTTAAGATTTTTTGATACTTTTAGGCTCACAACAGAATTTGCACTTGTGTCTACATGCATTTTAACTTTATCAATAACCATCTCTGCTCCTCCAACATCAAGAAGCTCTGAGCTAATCAACGGAAGGTCTTTTCTTCTGACCATAGCAGCGCCGTCTTGCTGAAAGTTTGCAAAATCTAACTTATAAACTTTCTTGTTTGCTGAATGCGCTGCGAGAACTAAATTGTAAGCGTGTATGACGGTTGTGGTTATAAAGTCTTTTTCAAACCACGTTTGCGAATTAATGTGATAAGTCCAAATCTGACTTTGAGCCGCAAATATAAAATCGACAAAACTTTCTTGATGTAGCGAATAGGCGCTAATTCTTGCTGTTGCAAAATCTGAAGATTCAAATGACGCCCATTCTTCACCGATTGCAGGAACAAAAAGCGGTTGATAGTTCTCGCCTTGAATCATGCCAGGGCGACGATTGCCGTCAATAAAATAAATAACGCCGTCAATAGAATCTACTGCGTAAGTGCCTGCAATACCTTGTTGAAGCACTGTCTGCCGTGAAAGCGGTGGTCTACCTGTTCCACTGGTGAACCAGATTTCTGTGGTTGTTTCACCAAACAAATAAAGAAGCTGATTAAGACTGAAGACTCGCAGCAAATCATCAGGCAGAGATTGAGCAAAGTCCAGAGAGGCTATGCTTGTCCCGTCATTCAACGCAGACACAACAAAAAACCCGTCTGGTTGTTGGTAAATAAACCGGCTATCTAAAAACGCCACGCTGCTGGTAAGAAGCAGATCGCCGTCCGTTATTTCTACTAAGCCGCCAGCCACGGTGTAAACAAAAGCATCAGGCGTTCCACCCGTGGTTATAATTAACTGATTGGCATCAGTTGCCATCACAACAGGCGTGGGAGAGTTGCTTATATCACCTAAGAAGGTTGCAGCCCCACTTGAGTCAATTGAATACAGCGCCGAACCCGTTACCTGATACAACAGACCATTTGGCCCGTTGGCTATCATTCCCCTGTCTGCTCCCCCTGGGGTCACTGACACCTCTACTGCCGCTCCTTGTGAATCAGTAATGGCTGAAGCATTTGAATCTACAAGAGGTTCACCAGTTGCCTGAAAGGATGCAAAGGTAACATGGCCTGGAAACTGCCTGTACCCGCGCAGGGTGTTTGGAAACAGGTTTAACGTCTGCTGGCGATTAGCGTCGAGGCGAGTGCTTTGATAGCTTGATTCAAGCGGAGCTAAGACCCTCATATGATGTCAGTGTCAATTTGATAGCGAGAATGTGTCCACGATAAATCAGACGAGTTAACAGATATGTCTAGCGTGATTTCGCTCTCCATCCTGTTTTTTGTTTCTTTTGCTATTTCAAAGACAACTGGCGCAGGATCAATTCCAAACTCTGCCGATACCTCTACCGCTAAATTGTAAGCCATGCCGCGCACAGCGCCGTCAGGAATATCCAACGTGCTACCAAGTGCTGCTGGAGCGGGAATGTTTAACAAACCATCCTCGCCGTATTCGTTAATAAGGTTTTTCAATGCGATAAAAACATCTGCATTTTTGTTTGAATCATCAGTGCTAAAAGTAACGCCTGAAGTTCTTACACGCAGAAGGCTTGTGGCTTGATCAATAATAGTTTGAGAAGTTGCCATGACGCACCTAAAAAAAAGAGGC